TAACTGGTTGGATTCGTTTGGACCCACTTTTGCTACTGGGTCTTATCGATTTGCTCTGGAAGTAGCTCAGGTTATGGCCATGCCCCGGATTCTCACCCCCGGGGCTGTAATTTATCACGGCAATTTTATCATCGTCTCCCAACCCCCGCGAGGTATTCCCTACTTTGTTGCGTCTAACAAGTTCGCAGAAGCTCAATCCCGTGGAGGTAACCCGTGCTTCCCCTTTAGTGATTTACAGGGGTTGGATGAAGATGGCGATATCGCGGTTGACTTGGGTGGTTTGTCCAATACGATCAATGATTTCCAGATGTTCGCCGCTGTCACTCGATGCAAAGGTAACATATTCTTATGCTTCCCTTCGCAACCCACAACTCGGGGCGCCATCACCGCTGAATCTTATGGTCGATCCGTCATTGTCAACGCCATCCTCGCCCACGCAACCCGGTTTAACACTGCCGTTATTCGTCCAGCCGTGGACCCAGAACAAATCATAGGCCGAGCGTTTCAGGCACACTTGTCCAACTCGTTGCCCGGCCCTGTTGCGGCTGCGTTAGGTCTTGCAGGTCCATATGACTCTGTTTCTGGCCGTGGCAGGGGACACTCTGACTATATGGCTACCAGCCGCCCCGACGATCTGCCTTATCATTTGTCTTACACTGAGAATTTACGTCGGGCAATTGAAGAGTCGTTCGATCCTCAGGCTAAGTGGTCGGCTATGCCTATTGGACACCGTAGCTACGACAACAAACTCTCTGCGCTCAAGGACACTCCTCTCAAATGGTACAAAGCTATCCCAAATGACTTTGTTATTTCGTCAGCTTCTCAACCCACTGTCTTGCCCTCGCTACCGGCTTCCGTCCCTAAAGCAGACCCTATCGTTGGTGCTGTAGATCATAAGTATCACCTACTTAGAGAGCAACACGTACCAGGTGTGGGTGGCACTACTCAAGTTGATCCGGCTGGCTCACCTCGGGGCCTTAAGCATTCGGCGTATGACAAAGCTACCATGGACATATCGCTTCAGGCTCGCATAAATCCCCGCGAGCCGCTAGTCCGGGCCAGTCACCGTAAACAGGCTGAGAATTTGTACAAGGCTTTCGGCAAACGGGTTAACCTAAAGAAAACTCACTTGGACATGACTTTATTCCGCAAGTGTGTTAATGAGGCCTGTGCATCTTGGGTCGGGTCGCGCTCCATGGCTACTATTATCAAGTCGTTCCAGGCTGCCCCTGTCGACTGGGACCCGGTATTCGCTAAACTGTTCCTTAAGTCCCAGCGAGTAAAGAAAATGGAAAAAGCCTCAGCTGATGCTTCTAAGGGCCAGATTGTAACGGACATTGCTCATTTGGACTTATTCCGGGATGACGTTTGGGCCTTATATCTTGAAAAAATGCTGCTTAAACGGAAGAACGACAATGTTTATCTGCACACCAAGGCTAATCCCACGGTGATGGATGAATGGTACCAAAAGCATTGGCAGCCCGGACGCCTTAACACCGCGTGTGACTACCAAGGCTGGGACGGTGGCGTGGATGAGGCTTTCATTCTTTTCTATGGCAAGGTCTTAAACACATTTGGCATCCCTACTGCTGTCGTGGACCGCATCCGCGAATCTCAGTTTTCCCGTACCAGCTTTCGCGGACCTATCGGTGGCATGCAACATTCAGGCAATCGATTCACGTGGATCTTCAACACAATGGGCGATATGGCTGTCACTGAAGAACATTTTCCTGGTTCTTATGTTGAGCCTTCTGCCTTCTCTGGTGACGACAGCGAATTGAATGGGTACTTCGAGTACAAACCGGCCCCTATCCCATATAACATGATATCCAAAGTGCTTCATGGTTATCAGTTAGAATTTTGTGGGTTTATGTACGGTGGAGCTCGGCTCCACATCTCCA